CATCTCATCACTTACGTTAACAATTGATGCTAACTTATGGAGTTCAATTCGTGATTGACCCATGTTGAATTTTGATGGAGTGATTGTTGCGCCTTCTGCTGTCCAATAAGCTTGAACAAAAGAAGTATCCCAAGCTGCGTTTTCCTTAGTAGGAAGAACAACTGAGTTGCTTGATGTTGAAAGCTGAGTTGTCATTGGAAGAAGAGACATATCCCCTTCAATCTTACGCTGAATATCCTGTCTAATGTCATCTGGCAAAAGAAATCCGCCCTCCTCCCCTATGTTACTATCGAGGTGAGAAGCTGCAAGAAGTCTTTCATCTGCACGGCCATTTGATGCGTTCTTTACTGCTTTGAAGAACTCGCCTGAGTTTGAAAATTTGCGAGCTGCTACTTCAACTTTTACTGCTGCTTTTGGAGCAACTTGTCTTTCGCTCTTTGTTGCAGAAGCGAGCATTGAATCTACTGATTCTTTTGCGCTGATTTTTGCTTTGAGGCCTTCAAATTCTGATTTAAGACCTTCGATCTCTGCTACTACTTCTTCTGTGATCTCTACGGCTTTGAAGCCTTCGAGTTGGGCAACTAGCTCTGCTAGACGTGCCTTCATTTGTTCAAGATTCATTTTCAACTCCATTGAAAATAGTTAATATTGCACCTAGAAGGCCACTGCGCAGTATGCGAGAATAAATCCTTCTTTGGATTATTAATCTAATTGTCAAAATAAAATCTTACTTTGACAAGTAATTATTTCAATTTATTTAGTGGGGTATTGACTTTGTATAAATAGGACAAGGAATTTTAGAAGAGGGAGAGCAAAATAGGGGCCCTCCCTCTAATAACGAACGTGTCCAACCATACGTCAAGGAGATTCTATTTTTACATATTTTAGGGATTTTACAATTAACATCTTCTTACAAATAACAAGGCCGAGGGACTTTATTCCTCGGCCAAGATTTAAAAAAGAAGCGGAGGTTTAAACTACTTCTTCTTAAGATATTTCTCTATTTCCAATTTCAATGTGTCAATTCTATTTTCTAATTTCTTATTATCGAATTTTGGTTTGTTCTTAATCCATACTGCTTTATCGCAAGATGCAGCAACTCGAATCTCATCGTCCTCTGCCATTTTAGATGTTGCAAATCCCATCTCTAGACATTTATCTGCATCCATCCAAGTTTCTTCTCGGAGCATTGCTCTAAGTTCACTTCTATCCATTTTGGTTTTGCTTCTATAAATAGAAAGCATCTGTTCTTCGATATCATCCAATCTTTGAATTGTCTTTTCCAATTCTTCAGAATTTCCACCCGTATAACACCAAGGCTTGTGAATCATCATCTGAGATCCCTCAGACATCACAATCTCGTCTCCGGCCATTGCAATAATTGAAGCTATACTTGCTGCCATTGCGTCCACACAAACAGTCTTATGCTGTTTTTTAGTCTTTAGGAGGTTGTATATTGCAATGCCGTCGAACACATCACCGCCAGGAGAATTGATGCGCACAGTTATTTTCTTACAAGAATCTGGGATGGCCGCAAGCTCTTTTTGAAATTGCTTTGCAGAAATGGAATCTTCCCACATAGAAGCACCGATTGGTGCGTAAATTATGATTTCTGATTCTGTACTCGATGCGTTACGAATTTTTAATGGCATATAATGCCCTCCTCATTAAAGTGTAAGGAGGACATATTAAAACGTCAAACTATTGTTTTACTTTCTATTTTGTTGATAGCAATCTGTTTGCCTCAAAATATATTGCAACTCTTCAATCTGAATCTTTCTTCCGTAAATATGTCGACTGAGATCTATAGAGGACCCATATCCCGCTCTCATATTATTTTTTATTTGCTCTCCGTCTAACACTTGTGCAACGGTTTTTATCCCATGGCAAAACTCACTGTTCTCTTTTACGATACATTGATAATCTCTTTTCAGACATGTTTGGCCCTTACAGTCGTAGAGGTTTCCATCTTTGCAAATAAAGTATTCGTCACCACACCCGATTAAAAGCAATAGTACAAATAGTTTTTTCATTAAACACTCTCCTTTTCCAACATTAACAAAATAGACCTATATGCAAATATTTTCCCGACCCAATATTTTTTAGTCTCTTCGTCAACACAAATACTTTTCTGGAATTTTGAATACTCTATTTCACTTTCAATTCTCTCTTTTATTATTTTATTTCCTTCACTCATATAATTATCCAATCCTCGTCTGACTTCTCGCAGACATCTTTCTTCCAAAATTTAATTGTAACTTGGTCGTACACACTGGGATTGTATCTCCCCATAACCTCTCGCATAAATACTTCTTTGTGAAGATCCTGCACTTGCAACCTTATAGGAACTCCATAACTTCGTATTCTCTCCAAGTCGTTGAAGAAGGAATACATAGAAATATGCCCATGATAGCCAATGTTGATTCCAGAAATCCTATCTAAAAAGATACTGTGAATTGTAGTTGCCAATTTCCCATTAGTGTACAAATATATTTTAGAGTCTTTTGGAATAAGACATATCACCCTGTTTAACAACTTAGGAAATAGTCCAATCTCTCCTCCAGTAATATTGTAAACTTCATAATTACTTTCTACGATTTGGTCTAAAGTTCTCATCTTAAATTTATCTTGGATTTCAGGATTCTTGTTACAGCAATACTCACAATTATAGTTACAGGCCGTGGTGAGGATTACTCTACATTTTGTGTTCTTCATAGAATGTCCTCCTCCCACGTACCCCTATCCATCATCTCTGCCATCATCAAGTTAATTCTCCCTACTACTGGAAAGTCGGAATACTTTAGTTTTTTAAATTCCTCCATACTTCTAAAACTTGAGTCCAGTACCTCCAACCTAAACTTGGCAATCTCTTTCCAAGAAACATAAGTAAGAAATTTCTTATCTATATCTACAATTCTGTAATACCTCATGGCCTCAAGAAAGCCCTCTTTAGTATTGTCAAACTTCCAATTTTTTGGGGGAATATTATTGGGGCAGAAACGCAGAAAATTTAGACCCCTCTTTTCAAATACAGAGAGATTTGCCACCCCCATTGCAGAGTCGGCCAACAAAGCGGCCGTTTCATTCCTAGAAAGAGAACTAAAATCTTTTATGGCCCCATACCCCTCAGTCTCTTTTAGAAACGCTATAGTTTTAGGATTCCTAATGACCGTGTTGACCATTTGTTTGTGAGAAAGGTCTTCTATCCCCTCCATTTTAAATTCATCGAAATTGTAAATAATCTCTCTCCTATTATATTTCTCCCAAAATCTTCTAACTTCTTCTTTAGTCTTTAGACTAAGCCTATATCTATAGGCAGGAAGATGTTCTTTCATCAATCCATATTTCTGCGGCCTCAATTCACATAGCCTATATAAAAACTCTCGCATTACATTTTTGGGTAGATTTTTTAACCCCAAAGAAGAATTTTTTTTAAGCGATTTTAACTCCTCTTTAGGTACTCCAAGGGCCACAGAAAGATTGTTCAAAAACTTCATACATTTTCCTCCGAAATTTTTAAGGACTTTATTTCCTTTATGCCCACAGTGTCAAGAATTTTTCCCTTTATTCTATAGAGTAGGAAAATATAGTAGTACTAAAAGTATATATATATAGTATACCCAATGTCTAAATGGCCGTGCGGCAGGGTGGGTTGTATTCCACTTCGTAGTGCAATTAGGTGGGGTGTGTTTCTGAAAACGTGTTTCATAAACTTTCAAGTAGTTACCTATAAAATTTTATGTTAAAATTGTTAAAATTTTAACTTTCCTTGACCTTCAAAATCAATTTTGCCCAAATTTTAATAATTTCCTTGATGTTACGTAAGTATCGCCTTACTTTTAAACTTATAGCGTAGGCCAAAAAGTGCTCCAGCTTGATATAGCAATTTCACATTTTTTACCCTAAAAAAATATAAATTCCAATAACACTTATTTAATAAATAATTTTTATACGAACAAGGTGAGCACTATCTAGCCTCAAGGAGAATTGTAGTTTTTGGGCAAAATTTAGAGAAAGTGTACTACACTTTTGACGAGTTTTTTAGATTAAAAAAGTGTCAAAAAAAAGACACTTTTTTCTGTTAGATTTTTAGGCCTAAAATTCTTTCAAATTTTAACCTATTTTTGGTAATTTTGGTTACAATTTTTAGAGGATTATTAGGCCACGTTTTTCATAAACGGAGCCCTGTTTTTCAGTGGCCCATCCGGCCATTGCCATGATTCCAGCAACCGCAATATCGATCTTATGTTTCTCGTGTTGCTTCCTTGGGAAGACGTTTTGATTATGATCGGTCTGACTAACCACGTTTCCAATGTTCCACCTTGTCACAGGATTGCCGTCATGCAACATATTTCCTTGTCGAATCTCTGCATCCATTTTTTTCATTGGCTCGGATAGGTTTGCGGTAGTCATTTTAAACTCGACCATGTTGATGTGTTTGGCAGACATACGCTCGGCCATTTCAGTGGCATTCCATGGGTCATAGTGAACGGCACGAATCTTGAACATCTTGTGCCACTCCATGAGATCGTCTTGAATTTTTTGGTGAGAAATTACTTCTCCAGGAGTCACAATAATATGTTTGTCATGGGCCCATGCCTCATAGGAAGCATTTTTAGAATCTTTAATTGCCTGTTCTGGGAGATACGCCCGCACAAGCCAAATGTATTTTCCATCGACTCTGAATATTGCAACCATGGCCGTTAAGTCAATTTTAGAGGCCAAGTCGATTGCAATGTAACAAGGCTTGCCTTTCAACTTCTCAATATCGACTACTCCCTGACAAGAATCCCATTTTAAAGTATCGAAGAAATTCTCCGAGGCAGAACACCAAATGTTAAAGTGCTTCGTGAGGATATTGGTCCGATTGCCAGGATTTCTAATTGCGGTATTTACTTGGTCTTGGATGTAGGTTTCATTTACTGAGACTCCCAAATTGGGATTGGCCTTTATCCAACATTTCTTATCTCGGAAGTCGTCACCTTTATCCAAGGTGTAAATAACTCCAAATTGTGAAGGGTCGTCAAATTCTTGATTTAGGATTTTTTCGAGATCCACTTGGAGCTCGTGACAAACTCCAGTGTCGTCAAATCCCGCCGTAGATATGGCCCACAGCATAGGTTGTTTTCTGGCACCAATGGCAGTTTCCATAACTCCATAAAGGTTTCTATCTTTAAATGCGTGGACTTCATCTAGGATAACGAAGTGAGGATTTAATCCGTCCGAGGTATTTGAGTCAGAACTTAGAGGTTTGAATACTCCAACGCTTGCTTCATGTTCGATGTGATGTCTAAAAACTTCTGTGCCTGTGTGCTTTACGAATGTGGGAGTCTTATCGATCATGGCCCTGGCCACGTCGAACACTAATCTCGCTTGGTCACGCTTCGAGGCAACTGAATATACTTCTGGCCCAGCTTCTCTATCAAGGCTCAACATGTAAATTCCCACTGGGGCACTTATCGCCGAATTGTGAGTGGGGATAAAAGATTTTGTACACAAGTACAAATGGCTATTGCCAGAAACCTGAATACATTGAACTTTTTTAATTCCTACTGATTCTACTTTAGAAATAGTGTGGAGTTCATGCTTCCTGTAACATCTCTCCCTATCTAAACACTTCTGAAGTTGGTCGAATTTTCTTTTGCACTTGAAAACATTAAATGTTGGATTAAAAGAAATTCTCTGAGAGTCTTTACAAAGAATCATTTCCCCAGTTTTTTTATCCCTATATTTCCCTTGCTTTGTATCTGTAGGGGAATACTTTATCCCCAAAGAGCCTATAAGGGTTACAACTTGTTCAAAGACTTTTGGATTTGACTGAGAAAATCCAACTCTTCCTTTACAGTCTTCTACTCCTCCATCACTATCCATTAATCCCCTAAGAAGCCCCATTCTGTCTTCGTATGAAGACATGAGGTAATTCTCAGGGATATATTTGGTAGGGCCATACCCCAGATTGAAGTCCTTTCTCAGAGATTGTCTTAATCCTCCAGAGATATACCAATCATATTTTGATTCTTGTTTTGCCACATAGAATTTCTCAAAGTAGGAAACAACATCTCTATCCTGGGTAGAAATTCTCGAAGAAGACTTTGCCCCATTCCCAATCCAATACCCCATGATGTACGGATCGATAGGAAGTTCTTTTTTAGAATATGAAACTGCCCCGGCCACTGGCAGCATATAGTTAAATTCTGT